CTCTAGTTACTACTGACCTGTTTTTGCGTAAATTAGGTACTATACTTAAATATATATTATTTGCATCAGCACTATCTGCATAATAATATTGGTTAATTAATGCATTAGTATCTTCTGAAAAATCAGTTAATCCAAGATCATTATTAAGATATTTTAAATAATCATTTATATAGTCACTGTTATTAAGGACTGTGACGTCGTATATTAAATTTTTATAATTACGGCTTAGAAATGTTTTATAATCTGCTTTTGTAGTTAATCTATATTCTGAACTAAAGAACCTAGGAGCATTTTGTTTAATATCTGCTACGGTTTCCTCTTCTCCGAAATCAGTACTATCTTCTGAATTGGTAATAGTAACTCCGACACTCTCTTCAATACTAATATAATTAAGAGAAGTATCTTTTACATCAGCAAATATTGCATCATATCGAGCGTTATTATAAATATTTACAGATGCATTTGCTAATGCATTTTTTGTCATCTTACCACCCGTTCCGGATGATTTTAAGTAGTATATTGCTATAGCATCCCCTAAAATTAATTTTTTGCCATTAACACTATTTCCAAATTTTAATTCATAATTTTTATTTTCATTATACCGAGCTTCAAAATGTCTATCGTTAGGGTTTGATAAAAATAAGCTAGGTACACGCTTCCATTCATACCATTTATTTTGGTTATTTGTTTCTTTTACATATACAGAAATATTAAAATGATCTATAATTGTAAGGGCACCTGGTAGTAAATTTATTGTTTCAAAATTTTCTCCTATAGGATATATAAGAGGATATTCTTCTATAGTACCTTCATGCGCTAACGGTGTATCTATAGGTGTCACTTCTTCTGTGCCTGCTGTTATTTTTTCGAACGTTATATCTTGTGCAAGAGTAAATGTTTGACCACCAGCCGTCATAAAGGCAAATTTAGGTATAGTAAAATAACCTGTACTCATTGTTGATTTAGCACTTATGGTAATTGGCAAGATACATGATTGTTTACCGACAGGCTTATATCCTATTAATTTAACTATTCTATTAACATTTTCATATAATTGAGCGTCTGCAAAATTACTTTCTGCACTAGTTTGATTTAAATAGAATAGTAAGGTGTGATATGAGTATGCTATGATGTCTATAAGTGCAGAGACGTTACTGCCTTCAAAATTTTGATCTGTAAAATTAATAACGTTATCGTTATTAAGACGAGCAATAATTAGTTCTCGCATACTTTGAGCGTCAAACCCAGTATATGCGTCTGTCGGTAGATTAAACTCTGTAAATTTAGCTGTATTTGAATAATTAGTCATGGTTAAATATAATTAAATCCTTCCTGTGTTAGTGTTCCTGTAGTTTGTACTTTTTGATTATTTAATGACGGTAGAATGATAGCTATCTTAATTTTATATTCATGATCATTCGGTCGTGCCACTACATCAACTGAGGCTACTGTTAGTCGTGGTTCATATAGACCTAATTGCCCATATATAGCTTTACCAATAATATCTGCATTTTCCTTTGTAATACTGTCAAATAAAAATTGTTCTAAATCTAATCCAAACTCAGGATTTAAAATCTTTTGACCTTTTTTTGTGTTAAAAATATTTCTTATAGAATTATAAATCGCACTATGATCGTAACTTAATTTTAAATCTTGAGGATTATGACTCCTATTTACAGGAACAGATTGAGCATTAGCGTTAAATTCTATATCTAAATTTAAGTCAGCATAGGTGAAGTTCCGGAAGCTGTCTTTATTTCTACCACTTTTAAATATATCTAACTTAATAGCCATGTATAATTATTTAATTTATAAGTGCTTAAAACAATAAATAATTTAAATGAGTACGTTCGATACATTATTTGAAGAACAGATTGGTCAGTTTACCCAACATGGACCTATTGCTGGAGATTATGTCAAAATTAAAGGAGATCATAAATCATCAGAGTGGTATAAGACTCTTGATGAATCTAAGCAAAATTATGTGAAAGAAATTTTAACCTTAGTTGAGCAAGGTAAATATCTCATGCTTTCTACTATTAAAAGCGCGAAATATGAAGTAGCTCAAAAAGCACCTAGCACCCGAGAAGGTACTGCGGGTACAGCTTGGGATATTGCTGATATTGTAGTTGAGGTTAATCCTGGTTTCTTCTCACATACTTTAACAATACCGTTAGCTCTTCTAGAGTTTGATATGTCATGGGATGAAGCTAGAGCAACTCGACCCGTTAAAGGGGAACAAAGCGACGTTGAATTAAAACCTAAAGACGTAGAAGATGCAGCAATTGATGTTGGTCAGCAGACACACGTACCAGACGGTGATTATAAGTTAGGTACTGCGAACTATATGCCTTAAATGTTTAAGTCGAGTATACAAGAATAGAAGTTGATCTCTTGATCTATACACTGACTATTCTGATAAAAGTATTTAGAGACTGTAATTAGACAGTCTCTTTTTTTGTCTTCAGGTATACTACTGATATACATAAAATCGAATAAGCGTTTAAATAGTTCATCATAATCATTATTGAACAAAGTTTCATTTTCAATGATTTGCTTGCGAATTAAAAAATACTTTTTTTGTTTTAGTAGCTCTATTAACCCATCAAAAAAATGTTCCGTAATATTATTACAAGTTTCTTTTCCATCGGAGAGATAATACTTTTGAAGTGCGTTAATACCTTTTCGGAAATCCGGATAACAATTATCAGCTATATTAGTAAAATCTTCTTTACCTATTTTCATTTTTTCAGATTTTACAATATTAATAAGCTGAGTTATATATTCATTTTTATCATAGCTAATATCAAATATTTGACATCTACTTTGCAGAGCTGGAATGATTTTATGTTTATAATTTGCTGTGAGAATAAACCTTGTTAAATCGTGATATTCTTCTATCGAGTTGCGTAGCGCTTTTTGTGCATCAATAGATAATCCATCACACTCGTCAAGTATTATAACCTTAATTTGCCCGAAGAGACTCTTTGTCTGAGCAAAGCTTAGAACTTTTGTACGGATTGTATCTATACCGTTTTCATCTGATGCATTGATGTAGAGATATTGACATTTAAGGATATTTTTTACAATAATTTTAGCTAGAGAAGTTTTACCGATACCAGGTTTCCCTACAAATAAAACATTAGATATATTCTGTTCTGATTGTACTTTATTAAAATACGTTTTAGTACTCTTATCTAAGACTATCTCATCTAAATTACTAGGTCGATATTTCTCACACCAGATATCAGAAATTGTCATTTACTTATTAAATGATTGGTAGCTGAGTACCGCAAGCTTCCATTTCTCTTATCATATGTATATCTAGTGGTGCGGATTTCTTTTTAACTGTACTGCCTCCTGTAGATCCAAACCCTGAGTCACCACGTTCAGTATTATCAATTTTATCTGTTTCTGATATTTCAAATGATATGTGTGGATATAATATTAATTGAGCAATACGACTTCCCTTTTCTAAAGTTACGTCTACCTCACTGAAATTATATAACTTAACACCTAGATCTCCTCTATATCCATTATCAATAATACCTAAGTGAGGTTGTATATTGTGCTTAAATCCTAGACCGCTTCTAGGCTCTATTCTAAACCACCAACCTTTCGTAAGGAAAGCTAATTTTAATCCCACATTGACAACAGTTGAACCCCGACCCGGTATCGTTGCCTCTTCTACACTGTATATATCATATCCGGAATCGGCCTCATGTGCTCTTTCTGGTAATTTAGCATCTGGGTGAGTTTTAATTACTTTAAGTTCCATGTATTAAATATAGTGTATATATTTGATTTTTCAAGTAAATACTTTTATGGATGACATTAATCCAGATGATTTAATATCACAGCTAAAAACATTACCTAAAGATAATAAGAAATTAATACGTGCAGTAGAAGATGTACCTAATTTATCTAAAGAAGATGTTGAACAATTTATTATTCAAAAATCTTCAAAATTAATACAAGATTCTCTAGAGTTAATAGATAATATGAAAGAGGTTGTTCATCATATGCCTGAGGCAGAAAATGTATCTTCTCTTGCGGAATTAATTAAAGCATCTACCGGTGCCATTGAAACATTAAACAAATTAGTTGTTCAAGATAAAAAGTCTAACACTACAATAAAAGCAAAACAATTAGATATAGATTCTAGAAAAGAACTTCAAGATTCCGACCAACATCATGCATTAATGTTAAGTAGAGAAGAGGTTCTTGATCGCTTATTGAAGGATTCAAAAGTAATTAACGTAGAGGCAAATGTAAGAGACCCTGATAAGATAGAATCTAAACAGTAGCTCGCAAACTATTTGTTGTAAAGGAGCGCTCGTAATCTTGGATTTTGTTCATTAAATAATCTACTTCTTCTATAGAGTTTTCAACGATAACTTCAAAAACACCAGGTGCTGTGGTTTGTTTATTAGCTATTTTATTAGTAGACAGCCAGTATAATAATTTATATGAATCGCCTAATATTCTGCCTATCTCAATCATAACATCTGCATGTACTTCTCCTAATCGCTTGTAATGAAAATGATCAGTAACTAAATTATCGCGATGTGCATCAGTTGCGACACTGCCATATCTAATTACTTGTTGCATGTTTCGTTTAAATATAGCTTCTGCTCTTTTACTTAATCCTAATATATTTTGTCGTGTATCGAATTCTAATTTGTTATCAATAATACTATTGTAAGGAGACGGGGTCGGATCTACTTCTTCATCAGCATAGTGAGTGTATCTACTTTGTGGAAAATTATATTGATCATATAATAATCCTACACTTTCTGATATAGTTTGAAGTATTGTATCTTCTACATTAAGCCGCTCATTTAATAGCTTCTTAACTTCATGATGAGCTTTTCTATATTTATCTAACCACCATGCGACAAATTCTCCGCTATTATCTTCATTCGCTAGATCAAAGGCAGTACTTATTTGGCTAGTTTGTTCTTCTATATCTGCAGTAATATCTTTAGTTGTTCGTATTTCATGGCCTCGTGTCGTGATAGTTACTACTTGATTATTTACAATGCTTAAGATAGGATTACCTTGATTATCTACTTGTAAAGAATCACCAGGTGGTATATTAATTTCTATTTTTTTAATATATTTTGATGCTTTTGGGTTTTTTGCGAATAATTGTAAGTCTAAACTAGCTGTTGCTAGACCTTCCCAAAAGTCAGTCTCTGCTGTAATTGGATCAGCTTTATATTTTATACTATCATAATATTTTGCTAAAGATACAAAATTTATGTATGATTTTGTAATAGAAGTATAATTTGTAAAGGCAATATGAAAGTCAATAGATGTAGCTAAATTACTATCTATTACCTCTGGTATACCTGTTTTTGTTGGTATTGAGCTCATCCTGCATTCGCGTCCATTTGACTACATGTTAATTTAGTTTGAAAAGAATTTTGAGTAAGTGTTGTTGTATTGTTAAGTACAAACCACATACCAGGTAGACTAGGGTTTATGTGTCGTCCTGGCATATG